TCTTTAGCCAACTTGGAGTGCCAAGCGGCAACTCCCGTGTACTTCTTTGTGAAGTGTTGGTAGTAAGATGCTTCTGCTTGCGTCCTTCCGAACCCAGTGGCCCCGTAGAGGGGCGCAAATGTATGCGCTTTCGCATCCTGTCTACTCGTAGGCTGACCAGCATCGGTAATAACTTTAGCGGTGTACGAGTGTACATCAAATCCAGTAGAAACTTCTTCAATTGCAACTCCATCTTGTGATAGGTAAGCAGCGGTGCGAAACTCTAGCTGTGCAAAGTCTGCTTCCATTATCTTACCATTGTCAAATCGTGACACAAACACTTTCTTAACAGGGAACGTACCACCACGTGGCATGTTCTGCATGTTAGGGTCTGCACCACTAAACCTGCCAGTAGCTGTGCGGTGCTGTAGTAAACGCACGTGCAGCCTATTGTCAGGCTTTGTGTGTAGGCTGATCCCCTCTACAAAGGACGACAGGTAGGTATCCACAGCGGATAGTCTGCGTACTTTGTATAGGAAGTCAACCGCATCTGTCATGCCCTTAGACTTGGCTGTATTCTCTAGCAGTTCAAGATTAGCCTTGCTTGTACTAAAGCCATTGGCACTAGCCCACTTGGCTGATGGTGGCTTGAACTTTAATCCCCCAACAGCAGATAGATTGACCAAACTATAACCATTACCACCACATGCTTTACAAGCATTGGTTCTTGCAAAAGGTGTTCCATCTTTCTTTACCTTCCTAACTTGACCACGACCATAGCACTCCTTGCATTGACTAGCTTTGGTTTTGTATACACGCTCTGTACCCGCTGTAACTAGACTACGGAAGTCTTGCTCATCCATGTAAGGGTCAATGGCGTTGCCCCAATAGGGCTTGTCCAATACCTTACGGCTGTAGATAACCCAAGAGAGTTGCTCTGGACTGTTAAGGTTGATAGGGGTGTCACCCATCAGCCTACGAACATGAGTATTTAGATCGTCAATAAGTTGACGCTTCTCCTGTTCAAACTCTTGACGCACCTCATCCAGCTTGTCCATGTCTACAGTAAAGCCACGCTGATAAACACGTGACAGACATACAGCCACCTCGTTAGTCAGATCAACTGTACCACGCAGTCCTGCATCTGCCTCTGTGTTGAGGCGGTATATCAGCTTGTCTGATAGTTGCTGTGTGGCGTGTAGGTCAGCAGATAGGTATTCACACAACTCATTGTAGGGTATGTCACGGGTAGAATAACCCTTCTTGAAATACTCCTTGAGTGTGTCCTGCTTCTTAGTGTCCAACTCATAGCGTTCTGCACAAGCCTCAAGAGACAATGGCTCTTTGATACCACGCTGTAGCACATACTCTGCCAGCATCGTGTCGAACACGGGGCCATCATACTTAAAGCCAGACTCCCACAGCCACAACAAGTCGTGCGCTGCATTATGGCATATAAGCACCGTAGCTTCATCAAGATACCACTGCACACGCTCGTAGTAATCTTGCTGGTTAGGTACATCAGCATGGTCAAATGGAAAGTGTTGCTCCATGCCTTGGTCAGTTAATACACCCACCATGACCAGAGTATTGTCTGGTTCAAAAGGGTCCATGTGCATCTTGCCACCACGCTTGGTGACGGTGTTCTCTACATCAAGTGTTAGCTTCATCTTTAATCCTCACTTTTACTTTAGTTACTAAGTCCATCGGTATCTGATAAAAGTACTCGCCTTTGCTTATATACTTATTCGGTACTTCCACTGGCGTCAAGTCCTTTATCTCTTCCGACAGGAATGTAACTGCGTTATCTAGTTGTTTATTCCATATGTAAAACAGCGTAGGCTCATTGAAGAACTTCTGCTTGCGCTGTGGCAACTGCACCGTTTCATATGGGAAGTCAGGGCCAGACCACACCACCTTCACCTCACACTCTACACATATGCTATTATTATCTCGTGTAGCTATAAGGTCTTGAGCGTACTTGTCTGGGTGATCCTTTACCTTGTATCCCTTGAGAGTTAGGTGCTGTCCTGTACGGATACGTGCAGCCCTGTCATACTTCTCAAAGGATGCTTTGTTAAATGGCTTTGTCCTCATACTCCGTACCTCGCTGTCAGGTAATCCAAGTCACAGTTGACCATGCCATGCCAGCCGTTCAACTTGTTCTTGACTACGTTAATGTGGCGTAGTGGGCTTTCCTGTTCCTCACCCTCTACGTGTGGTGCTTTGCCTATCAGTAGCATGAGGTCAGCCTCTGCTGCCTTACCTGTACGTGACCCCTCCATCATGGATTGGTTCAGTGTAGTGCGGCCCTCTGCCTCTGCTGATAGCTGTGACATATAGAATACAGCACAGTCGTATGTCTTGGCGATCTGCCTTGCATAGATAGCACAAGCCTTGAGTGCCTCATCAGGTCTGGCATATGTACCGCCAGCACTGAACTTATCACCCATGTCAAGCACAAGAACGTCAGGCTTGTAGGACTTGGCTACGGACTCTACCCATGCCATATCACGGCCCTGACACTCTTTGATCTTGATGTTCTTGGACACAGGATAGTAGGCAGCAGATGCCCTCTGAAAGTCCACGCCAATCTCATATCGTGACATGCCAGACGCAGCATTGAGGTAGCGTTCTGCTACACGCTTGCCAGCCTCTTCGTTGCACAGGATGATACAGTTAGCACCTTGGTGTGCAAACCCGTTAGGACCAGCGATTAGAGAGGCGTGGAACGAGGTCTTACCCACGTTAGGTCTAGCACCTACCTCAATCAAGTGACCGCCGCTGATGCCGTCTAGCTTACGCATTACAGAGGGGATGTTGAACTTCCAACGTGCCTCTTCTCCGACTGCAGCCATGATGCTTTCTATGCTGATGTCCTCCCATTCGATATTCATGTTAGGGATGAAGTCATCATTGTACTTCTCCATCAGCCCACGCAGGGCTTCAAGAGAACGGTTGTCACCATTGACCATATCAAAGCCTAGTTCAGCTACCTTCTCTCCTACCACACGCTGGAACAGCTTGGATAGAACCTCCTGTGCTACATCACTGCCTAGAGGTGTCTCCTTCTTGATCTGTGCGAACAAGCTGGCGTATCCCTGCTTCTGTGCTGTGGTCATAGTCGGGTTGCCTGATATGAACAGTGCCTCAATCTCATCTGGTGTAACCGTGCGATTGTACCTGTCCATAGCTGTGTCTATAGCTTGCTTAATCTTTCTGTTGTCAGAATTGAATAACTCTGATGGACATTTAGAACCACGATGGTCATCGTAGAAGTCTTTGTCCATCAGGCTTCTGATGAGTGATAGTTCCATGTTAGTCTCCTTCGTTGGTTATCGCTGCCAGTGCAGCTAGGTCATCGGGGTGACGGTACTTCAGATCGTCCGTCAGTTTGAGTACACGCACGTTGGCTACGTGTCCTCTAAGTTCTTTGGCAATCAATAGCGTTTTCTTCAGGGCATCGGGGTCTAGTGCTATGATTGCTGTTGAGAACTGCGAGAGATACCTCTTGTGTGATTCAAGCATGGATGTACCCAACATGGCTACCCCGACAAGCCTTACATCCTCGCCTACAACTGCGGCACTCACACAGTCCTCAACAACTACGGCGACTTTACCACACCCTGACGTGTATGGCAAGCCACTTTTTCCATATCGTTTCCATTTAGGTAGTCGCTTATTCAATGACCTACCTGTGGCATCTACGATAACACCATCGTGTTTAACGGGGAACACGAGGCGATCTTCTTTTACATCCCACATAAGGCCAAGCCTATCCTTGTCTATATCCCACGTAGCACAGAAGCGTTTGATGTACAGGCTATCTGTGTTATGCGTGACGTAGGTGGGTAGGATAAACTTATCCTCTGCAAAATGCTCTACACCATGTAATGCACGGCGTACATCTTCAGCAGCCATGTGTACTCTTGTGCCACCACTTACATTGCATGACGCTTTGTAACAGTTCCAAACAAGACTGCCCATGCTATTTGTCACAGTGAAAGTTTTATGCCCTTTACACATAGGACAGTTCATTCGTTGAGTTTCACCTACACCTACGTGTAAATCACTTACAATGTTATATATATTATCCATGTATATACACCTTTCTTGTCGGCAGTTAAGTGCTTTTATCACGAGATTTACGCATTGTCAATGCATTATTAGCACTGGCAAATGTATTTTTCATGTACGGTTTGACAGACTGTGGGTTAGTATGTCCTGTAACCGACATGATCTGGCCCATAGATACACCAGCTTCTACCATCTCTGTCGTGCCAGTACGCCGTAGGTCCATTAACCGTAGTTCATCAGACAGGCCAGCTTCACGCATGACTACACGCCCCGCTTTAGATAGCCTTTCCAAGCTGTATGGTTCGTAAGCAGTGCGTACAGGCCGCACACGTGGAGCAACATACTGTTGAAAACCAAAGTCCTCCTGTTGTTGCACCAGCATAGAGTGTAAGTCATCTTCGATGGGTAACGTAACCTCTGCTCTCTTCTTTGATTGCTCAAGGTAGAGTTTCCTGTCAGGCAAATCTAAGTTATCCCATGTGAGCAAGCGCATATCTCCTAGTCGCTGACACCATTCGTATGCCATCTGTACTATCAATCCGATACTACGCCACTCAAACGAACTATATGCAGTGTCAAGAAAATGACGCACATCATCCTCCGACCATACCACCTTGCGTTGGTCAGGTGTTTTACGTTTGATATTGCCAAAGGGATTGAAGGTAGCATACTCCATGTCGATAGCGTAGTGATACAACCTAGACGATGAATTCCTCACGTGATTCGCAAGCGTGATGCCACGCACAACCCACTCTTCATAAGCGTGTTTGGCTTGCTTGCTTGTCACTTTGTCATAGGGTGTACCACCAAACTTATCTGACATGACAGACAGAAAGTACCTATAGTCTGCCTTAGACTTGTCTCTTAACATATTGAAATCGTTAGAGACTAGGTACTTCTGTATCAGGTCATCGACAGTCTTCATGCTGCAAGCAACTCCTTGAACTGCTTGCTGTCTACCCAGCGAGATACCTTT